CGCAAGAAGCGGAGTCCTATTTAGGGCGGCGAAACCGTCCTATCCTTCCCGATTGGAGGTGATTCTGTTGTTGAACATTATTGGTTTGGCGCGCGAGCGCAGTACTCCTTGTTTGTTGTCGGATTGGGCCGTCTGGCCCACCGTCTACTACAAGGGACCGTATTCAACCTGGCCCGTTGCCTTGGGAGAGATCGCTCTCTTCCCGCCTGGCGGCGATTCAGGGAATAGTGTTGTGTATTCTGCTAGCGTCGAGATTTCGGCGCTGGAGCAAGGACACGACACTTGGGGCAAACTACGGGATCGTGGAGTTTTTCACGAATCCGCAACTGGCTCCATTACGGTTAGTACTGATACTCCTTTTCTACGTGATGGCATGATCATGGGCCGTCCTGTGAAGTTCGCTAACCGTGACGGAAGTCAACGGTTGATCAGCGGCGTCGCACAGTGGGGACATGATTTTGTTACCGGGAGTGAATACTCCTGGGATGCTGTCTGGGCAGGCGAAACCCATGGTTGGGCTATAGCCGATCCGTTTTACGTAGAGCAGAGCGTGGTTTTTGCTGGTAGGGTCGCATTCTATGAACAAGTCTGCTTCCCTCTAGGTATCCAGCACACGATCTGCGGAGATCACTGGAGCACTCCGATGACGGCTTCCGGATTCTTCGTGTTTCTAGGAGAAGATGGCAGCTTTACTCGGAGCACAACTGGTGTAGGGACTTACGACCGCGCAGGTAGTTTTTCATACCTGATTGATGGTGTCTCGTTTACCAGCGATTCAGTGAAAGCTCAAATGGAGACTATGCAAGAGTGGGTCGGAGGATTGTTCCCCCTCCTTTTACCCCTCGAGCAGAATGGCCCGGGTGATCCGGGTCTGTCTCCGGCGGATGTCATTTCTACTTGCCGCTTTATCGAGAGAGAAGTGGAGAAGAGAGCCCATAAGGCTATCGGAACCATCATCCCTCGACTCGGTGTAGATCCTTTGCAGCGAGAAGCGGATTTGTTGCCAGACATCCTACGCCAATGGTCGGTGGTTGACCGCAACGTTCTATTAGCGGTCATTGATGTAGCCGAACTCCCTAAGATGCTCAAGTCATGGAAGTCTCTAGCAAGATTGTTGCTGAGTCTCCGGAAACGAGGCACGAAGGATAAGTTTGGGAAGATAGCGCAGCTGTCATCTGACGCTCCGCTGTCCTACCTGTACGGCGTTCTCCCCAGTTGGGGAGACATCAAGAGCGTGTATGCGGGCTGGTTCGATAAGACCCAGCTGGTGAATAACCAACGCTTGCGCGCCCGCTCCATCGATTGGCACATTGACCCTGAGACTGGTGTGGAGGTTGCTGTAACGTCGGTTCTTACCGTCGAAGCAGATCGCTTCACGACCGATATTTCTGGTCGTGTCCGCGAGACCATCAGCACCATGAAGAGGCTCGGTTTCTATCCCGAGCTTTCGTGTCTATGGGATCTTGTCCCGTTTTCGTTTGTTGTAGACGAAGTTGTCGGTTTTGGAGATTACCTCAAAGAAGCCGACACCGCCATCGCACTGAAGTACATTCCGTACCAGTACAAGGTGGCGTCTACGCATTACGAGTTCGAGACTGTGCCCGATTTACTGTTCCCGGAACTTACGGGCTTGTCCGGCTCTGTCTCACTTAAGAGATATGACCGGCAGGTAGCAACAGAGCTCGTTCAGCTCCCTCAATCGGAGTGGGTAAAGTTCTCCCCCACCGAGTTTCGGTGGCTTGAAGGCTCGATGTTGGCGATCCAACAGATTCGACGTTGGCGCTAGCTACGAGCAGCCGAGCGCAACATGCGCTCCCGTTGTACGGCCTTGAAAGCCGTGCGAAAGGAGGTGTTCATCTTGACAATCAAGATGTCGCCAACTGATACTACCATTCCTGGCGCTGAAGGGCTCGCTTTCGGCCTTCCGATCCTCAACTTTGGTCATGACTGGAAAGTCATGTCCGAGGCGACGGATGGCTCTGAGCTCATTCTTGCCAACATGGCGTCCGAGGATCCTAACCTGGTCGAGACGCTGCGCTTCGCGCGCCGCACCAAGACCAATGGTTACAATGGCGCAGGCATCGCGGTGGCCAACCAGGCCCCCAACAGCCAGACCATGCAGCTCCTGGTGGAGCTCCGTGGTTACGCCGTGTCACAGAATTCTGTGACGGGATTGGACGTCGTGTATCCTCAGCATCGGATCGGAGTTACCGTCGACGTACCGCTCTCCTCGGAGATCGGTGGCGGCGAGGTCTTCGGTCTTGTTGGCCGAGCGTTCGCTGCTCTGTTTGAGCAGCATTCGGTCACTGCTGATTGGATGGAGTCTGCCCTTAGGGGCGTCCTGTCCAAGCAAGCCATGTAGGCTGCTTCTGATGAGACGCCTTCCCGTATGGGTATGGGTGGTGGCCGCTTCGGCGGCTATCCTCGTACTCCTTATATGGGGGGTCACTCGAACCGCGACGACGAGCTCTGCTCGGCGGACGAATGTTGACACGTACGAACTTCGTACGCGTACACACATCCAGATCCCGGGAGGTTCTTATGTCGAAACCTCGACCTTGGACCTATCGTCTGAAACGGTGACTGTACCCTCCGAGTAGGAGGAACAGGTGTCAACCATCAACCAAGTTATCGATACTTGGAAAGTCGTCTTGGCTCAGCTGAGGCGCACCAAGTCCACCTGGAGAGGTATTGCACTCTCCGTCCGGGACCACGCAACGTACACGGAAGCAATTCTTTGTGCTAGTTTGGTTCTGGTGGATCTCTCCAATCGGTACGGTACTTTCGGTACCCATCGTGACCACGTGAACTGGGCCATGCGAATGGCTCGGGTTGACGTGAGTGATCTGGCACCACTTCTTGCTGATTCGGTCGTGCTCTGGCGCCGATGTTCTTCACCGACGTTTCGAGTTAAGATCGATTCTTACAATTCCTTTAAACGGGAACTGTCGAGCAGGCACCCCCATGCGGGGGAATTCCTTGCTCCTGCAAGTCGTGCAATCCAGACTTACTTCGATGAACCAAGTGCCGCTTCTTTTGCTCCTCCGTACCAATTCTTCTCCTTTCTGACGCATCTTTCACTGAAGGACCTCGATATGGGGTCTGAGTTGGAAGATGCTTATCAGGCTGAGGAGGAACGGTTAAGCGCTCACCGGGTACCACCGACTCTGGTGGCAGACATGTCTGCCATAATGACGACGTGGTTTAAGGACTTTCGTATCCGTGAGGATGCGTTTCTCCCTAAGCATGGCCCTGGTGCAGTTGCTGAGCTTTCTGGAGACACAAGCTGGCTATCCAAATACGGACTGCTAGCTCCCGATCAACTGATCGAGTACGTGTTCCGGAAGCACGGCGGTTTCGAAGCAAGTACTTTTGTACCTGCGAGGGCCGGCGTTCCAACGTCGCGTCAATCTGCTATCGTTTTCGTGCCGAAAAGCATGAAGACCAAGCGGGTTATCTCAAAGGAGCCTGCCACGCTGATGTACTTTCAGCAAGGTATGGACCAGTTGATACGCAAGTATGTGGCTGGACATCCAGTACTGAGACACCACATTGATCTAAACGATCAGAGTGTTCAACGTCTCGCTGCTATCGAAGCTAGCGCGACGCGCGCATTCGCTACCGTCGACTTGTCGGCGGCCAGTGACTGTGTGTCGGACGCGTTGGTGAGGGAAGTGTTCCGTCGAACACCCTTGTATCCCTTCTTGGTCGCACTGCGGTCTCAGACCACAAGGCTTCCTTCAGGAAAGGTGCTAGGTATGACGAAGTATGCACCAATGGGGAGTGCGTTATGCTTCCCTGTTGAGACGCTTATCTTCGCCTGTATCGCGGAATGTACCGCGCGCTACGTAGATGCTGGACTCGGAGATCGTTTCGAGTACCACATTTACGGCGATGACATCATCGTCCCGGATCACCATCTGCGTGATTTGGCTGTCAACTTAAGGTGGGCCGGTTTTCGGCTCAACCAAGAGAAGACATACGGCGGCGACCACAAATTTCGTGAATCATGTGGTCTTGATGCCTACGATGGTTGTGATGTGTCTCCTATGAAGATAAGCAGGAAATTCTCTGCTGAGGAGATTACATCTCTTTCGACCGATGCGTTTGCTGGCCGACAGCGCTGGGCAAATGATTGCCAGCGTTTAGGCCATACCACCCTACGTCGCTATCTCCTGCATGATCTGCTGGAGAGATCTCCGTATCCCCCCATCTTCTGGGGTGACATGGAACACGGCGTCTTCTCGACTGCGGCCACGAACTTTCACCTGAAATCTCGGTGGAGTTCGAGGTACCAACGTTGGGAGGTAAAAGGTGGAGTGGTCCGAACCACGGCTTTGAGGAACTCTCTCCTTTCTTTGGATAGACGACTGAATAAGCACGTGGAGATTTTAGGACCGCCAGACCCTAACGCGGAGCTTTTCCGGTACTTTGAGTGGCTACGCTTGTCTTCGGTAAGGACGACCACGCTCCCAATCAAGGGGCATTGGGTCATCTATACGACGACTTGCGATGCTGCTCATCCGGATTTCCGTATTGAGTCTCGCATCGGTAGTGCGGTCGCTAGCATCCGCAGTGATTGGGTTGGATACCCAATGGATGCTGAGCCACCCTCCCTGGAAAGTCTCCCAGGGCAGTAGAGCTGGAAGGGGTACCCCCCACCCTGTTGGGGTGGGGAGTGGGGGCACCATCTTGGTCCTCCACTAGTGGACACAGACATCGAAGC